GGTCATGAGTTGCCGTCACCGACTCTTTGCGGAAACCAAAGTTTTCAGTTTTAACTACTAAAATTATTGACACAATCTTTGAGAGATGTTTCTAGTTCATCAGTAACTATGAGGATTGCAGTAGACACCATACAACTTGTTTCGCCAAATGAACTGAAGGCGAACCCTAGGAACCCCAATACGCATACCGAGGAACAGATCAAAAGGTTGTGTAAAGTCATTACAGAACAAGGTTTCCGTGTTCCTATAGTAGTTTCAAAACAATCTGGAAAAGTTGTAGCAGGTCATGGGAGGTTACAAGCTTCACTAAAACTAGGATTAGAAAAAGTTCCAGTTTCTTTCCAAGATTTCGCAAGCGAAGCTCAAGAGAACACTCATATGCTTGCGGATAACAGACTGGCAGAACTGGCAGACATGGATAACACTATGCTGAAAGACTTGTTGCAAGAGCTTGATACTGGCGAGATTGATATGGATTTAACTGGGTTCAGCGAATCAGAAATTGGTTCTTTGATGACTCAAGTATTTCAGGGAGATGACACGGGAGACGACCCGACCGATAAACTAGAGGTTATGCAGAACACTCAACTGAGGCAGATAATGCTCGTTTACAAACAAGAAGAGTTTGAAGAGATCATAGATTTGCTTGAAGAGTTGAAATCCAAAATGAGTTTGGAAACCAATCACGATGTTATAACTCAGTTAATAAGAGACAAAGCGAAGCAACTATGAAGCTCTTAGCAATCGGTGGCGAGCCTGCTACTGGAAAGAGTACACTTGCTAATATGCTTTTTGAAAAGATGAGTTCAGTAGATTTCCAGTACGGAACTTGCAAAGGACACATAGATGAAAGGCATAATCTAGCAATGGTTGGAATATATGGTTCAGGTGAAACCTTTGTTGGGACAGATAAACTGAGCATGTCCGTTCAGCCTGATTTTCTAAATTATTGTAAAACCAAAAACAGGAACATTATTTTTGAAGGTGACAGACTATTTAACAGAAAGTTGTTATGGCAACTGCAAGAGGTAAGAGAAGTTAGAATAATTGTTCTAGAGCAGACTGCAGAGGAGTTGCAGAGAAGGCATGAAGCAAGAAGAGACAGGCAATCAGAAGTGTTTTTGCGTGGAAGAAAAACAAAGATAGAAAACATCTGTTATGCTTTTGGAAACAAAATTGAAAAACACCAACTCGATAACACCAATCAATCTAGAGAACTGGCAAACGAGTTATGGGAATGGGTGACATGAAAACATTACACCTTAACAAAAAAGATTTAGACCTTCGTGAGTATAAGCAAAGACATGCTATGGCGAGTGACTTCAGCATCCTCATCAACGAACCTACTTTAGTTTATGTTGATGGTAGGTTGGTAATCGCATACTTACTTCCTGCAGATAGTCGGGGCATTATAGAGCGTGTGAAACAAGCAGTCGAAGGTGTCAGGATACAAAAGGACTACAGAACGAGCGGATTGAAAACAGCAAGTAGGGTCTTTGGTTTTGAACCAAGGAAAGCATTACGCAAAAAAGATTACTGCTCACCAGTAAGTTTAGCGCACGAAGATGCCTCAAGGCATCAGGCAGTCTTGCAAGGTGGCGAAGTTGTGGCGAGCGAGTATAGCAAGGTCAACCCTGACTTGTATGCAGAACACGCAAGACAGACAGAAGAAAACATAGTAGACGAATACAAGGTAGATGGTATGCCTTTTACAAGTGGAATAATCAACAGAAACAACCCACTAAAGTATCACTTTGATTCAGGTAACTATAGGGAAGTGTGGAGTGGGATGTACACTTTCAAAAACAAAGTTAAAGAAGGACATCTTTCATTTCCTGAATACGATCTTGGTGTCAACTTGCAAGACAAGTCACTTATCTTATTTGATGGTCAAAAGATATTACACGGAGTGACTCCAATAACCCAGTTAGAAGAAGGTTCAACTAGGCATACGGTAGTCTATTATTCTTTGAGGCAAATGTGGAACTGCTTACCATTGGACGAAGAACTTTTGCGAGCTAGAAAACTTCGTGATGAGCGAGAACTCAAAAGAAGAAACGGAATCTTACCAACAGGCAAGTAGCTTACTGCCTGAACTTGCAGACAAGGTTCTGCAAGCTGACCTCAAGAACATTGTCAAAAAAGTTCAAGCAGGCAAGACCCTGACTGCACAAGAACGCAAGATTGTTGAATCTAATGTAGACGAGAAACCTTGGGATGTTCTAGGCATACATAAAACCAGTTACTACAAGTATATCAAGATGGGTATGCCTGCTGTTGTAGAGGAAGCAAAAGAATGGATGCAAGTGCGAGCAGGATTGCAGAGGCAAGGTTCAGGGAAGATAGAAATAGGAGGCAGAAGCTTTGAGGCAGGCGACCTCATTGATCTTCGTGGCAAAGTCTTACAAGGACAAGCTGATAACCTGATGCTCAAGAATCGGATTGAAAGATTGAATGTGGAAGAAAGAGAAGGCAGACTGGTGGAGTCTGATACACTCTGCGAAACACTCAGTTCCATATTATATCCTCTTAGGAAAGCACTTGATCAACTACCTGAGAACATTGCTACAGCACTAAACCCAAACGATCCAGGACGAGCAGAAAGTATTCTAGAACAAGAACTAGAAAACATTTATGCAGACCTTTGCAAATCATTACAAAATGATGAAAAGACAAAAGAGTATGACATCACATCTGACTGAGACTGCACTCAATGTATTCCGACCAAAGGAAAACGAATCTGTAACAGACTGGGCTCAAAAACATATCTACATCCCCAAAGAAGTTTCACCATACGCAGGCTACTTCAAAGCAGGGTTCAATAAATATCTGAATGAACCTTTGAATCAATTTGGAAACAAGCGAACAGACAGATTGACAATTTGTTTCGCATCACAGACTGGAAAGACAACTCTCATGCACATCGGTCTTCTTTATGTTATCACGAAGACACCGAAACCAGTTCTTTACCTGATGCCTAGTGACCAATCAGCAAGGCAGATAAGTAAGGAAAGAATCCAACCAATGATGAGGGCATCTTCAGAAGTCAGTAAGATACTGCCTGACAACCCTGACAACTTTAGCATCCTCTCTTATAACCTGAAGACTTGTAATGTACACCTCGGTGGAGCAGGGTCTGCATCCAAGCTTGCATCATTCCCTTGTGCTGTAGTTTGTTTCGATGAGTGCGACAAAGCATCAGTTAAAAATCAAAACGAGGCAGGAGCGATACAACTGGCAAGCAATCGCATTAAGGCTTACGGATCATCTAAACTCTTTGTCTTGGCATCAACACCTACAGTAGATGATGGTGCTGAAACAATCTACCATCACTTGAAACAAAGCACATACAAAGTATTCAAAGTTCCTTGCCTCAATTGTAGAGAGATGCACGAAATCGGGTTTGCTAAAGGAGAAGAAAAGTTCTTCGTTCGTTGGGAAAAAAAGTTTCACGATGGAGAACTAGATGTCAACGGAACTGCTGATAGTGCAGTTCTTGTATGTCCATCGTGCGGATATTCTGTAAAAGACATTGCACAGAAAAACAAGATGGTAGCAGATGCAGATTCTGCATGGGATGTAACGAACCCACTAGCAGATGAAGCACATCAAGGCTATCACCTTAACTCCCTCTATTCTACTTACATTTCGATCAAAGAATCTGCTCGATTATTCTTAGAAGCAAAAGGAACAAACCAGTTGCAAGACTTTCGAAACTCGTTCCAAGCATTACCATGGAAGCATGATGCAGATGACGAACTTGATATTATAAAACTGAAAGAGTTAGAAACAGAATACCCGAGAGGGGAAATACCTGAAGACTCTATTGTGGTCCTTACATGCGATGTACAGAAATATGAGTTCTACTGGTTGGTAACTGCATTCGACAAAATGAACACTTGTCATATCGTAGACAATGGAAGGGCAGACAACTTCGACGATCTTAAAGACATCTTTGCTAGATACCGATGTGATTACGCAGGAGTCGATTCACAATACAATACAAGCTATGTTATTTCCAATGTCAAAAGGCTCGGTAGAAAATGGTTTGCGATTCGTGGAGTGCAAACGATGCAAGGTCAACTGAACATAGTGCAAGTGAATGCCATAGATGGGAGAAGCGAACAAGGTGCTTCTGCTGTTGGTACGGTCACAAGGTTCGATATAAACAATCTACATTTCAAAAGAATCCTAAGTAAGATGCGTTCGCAAAAACTAAGCGGATTAGGAATCTATCAAAATGCTGATGCTCTCTTGTATAGACACTTGCTTTCAGAAGTGGAAGTTGAACTTCGTGACAGGAACGGAAGAAGCCAGTTTGAGTTCAAACAAGTTGACAGAGAAAATCACTGGTTTGACTGCCTGAATTATGCACTCGCTATAGGTTATTTTTTGCGTAAGACTAAAATGAGCGGAAAGCACAGAAGACCTCCAACAAAGAAGAAACCAATTAGCGAAGAACACCAACCCGAAGAGATGTGATTAACTTTAGAGCAGACATAGATGGGTTCGGTGCAGTTGTCAAAGCACTTGAAAAAATGTCAGGCAAAGATTTCGAATATGTTGTGAAAGCGGAAGTCGCTAAAATCTTTCAAGGTGCAATCAAAGAATTGCCAGTCGGTACAGCAAAAAAGATTGCTCAAAGAACAATGCCTGAAGGAAAAAAACTTCGTTCGTATGTGGGGAGAAGAAAAGTCACAGTCTTGCCTTTCAAACCATCAAGAAGATTCCATGCAGGAGAGCTTCGTCAAACTGGTGTTGGACCAAGGGGAGGCAAGAAGTTTGATAGACCCATCAAAGCATGGATAAGCAGTCCAATACCTGCAGGAGCAGGACTCGGTGCATTTGAAGCATTCGTAGAAACGCAAAAAAGAAAAACTCTTGAACGCATAGCAAACATCGGGACTACAGCAGGCATCATATATTACATGGGTAAGAGAGGTGGTATCCCTATGCCAAAAGTCAAAGGTGAAGCAAAAATCAAAAAAGGAAGGGCTCGGAGCAATGTTTGGAAAAAAGTAAGTGGAATAAGTAAGGGCGAAAAAAGAGCATACACTTTTACTGCTGAAACTGATGGACTCAAGATGACTTCAGTACATGGCATTGGTAGGGAAATATCAGTAGCTACTAACAAAAGAACCAAGTTCTTTATGAGGAGCGTAACAGATAACTTTCAAAAAAACTTGAAAAAGTATGCACCAAAGAAGTATCCTCTAATTTTTTCATGAGCAGATTTAGAACAGACGAAGAACAAGTTGCATTCTTAAGTAAGAGAATCCAAAGGTTAGAAACAACATTAGAAAGACTTGAAACTCTTGGACTGACAAGCATCAGTTCTTCAGGTTCAAGTAAAAGTTTCAGGATGCAAGAGGACATCAGGAAAGAAGTAGAAAGAGCAACCTACGAGTATGATCTAATAAAAGCCCGAATCGATGGTGTTCCATTTAATAAAACTTTCAAAGAAACAATACTATGCAGTCGAGACAAACACTTCCAATCCTAGACGAGTACGGTAAGCCTGCGAAGTTTGGTTATCAAGGTGGTCGCCCGAACTGGAAAAAAACTTTAGATCATTTAGATCGTTCTCCTATAACAATTGCAGAAGAGAAGGTTCTGCATCAAGGCTCAAGGAATGAACTTCTTGCAACGCTCAGAGACTTAGAAAGAAACAATCCAGTCTGTAAATCTATCGTTCAAGTATTCACTTCAAATATAGGTGGATGCACATACCAGTCACATACAGATAATACTGGTTATGACGAGCAGAGAGAAATCATATTTAAGAAATACTTTCGTAGTATTGATGTCAACGGATTCGGGCTTACAAAAATCTTACAACATATAGTTACTGATCTGTTACTCGCAGGCGAGTGCTTTGTCATACTAACAAAAGAGGGTCAGATACAGATGCTACCAAGTGAACGAGTAGGCAGTAGCATGAACTTGTCTGACATGAAGCAAGAGGAAGTTGATGGCATAGTTTACAACCGATTTGGCAAACCAACTCAGTACAGAGTAGCCGAGCTTTTGAATGGTGTTATAAACTATCAGAAAGGAACCTACATTCCTGCTAAAGATATAATCCACATTTCCAACACAAGCAGAATAGGTCAGGTGCGTGGAACACCGATGCTTGCATCTTGCGTGAAAACTTTAGAAGACATCCACGAAGTACAAAACGCATATACAGCGAAAGTTAAAACCAGTTCAGCACTCACAGGATTCATCACATCAAACCAACCATATTCAGCACGATGGGACGAGAACGAGTTTGGTGAAGAACCGATGCGTTCAAATTACAAAAAACTTTATTCAGGTTCATTGCTTTTATTAGAGTCAGGCGAATCAGTTCAGACAATCCAAGGAGGTAGCATTGACGGAGTAGAAAACTTTCTAACTCAATTGATTTCCTTTGCCTGCTCCGCAGTTGGGATCACAGTAGAAAACCTTGTCGGGTGGTCGAATGCTTCTTTCAGTTCTTCTAAAGCAACAAGAGCAGTTACGAATCATAGATTCAAACAAGTAAGGGAACAGATAGAAGAAACATTCCTTAGAAGGTTATGTCGGTGGAGGCAATTCAAGTGGGAGAATGTGAATGAGTTGCCAATCTTAGATAATTCAAGGGAAGAGTTTTCTTTTCGTTGGAGTACCTCACCAACCCTAGATAGAAGACAGGATGCACAGACAGATTCAATGCTTTTAGAAAACGGATTGGCAAGTCCATCAACAATCTTTGCGAATGCAGGACTAGACTACGAAGCAGAACTGGTGCAGATGCAAAAAGATAATGATTTAAAACAAAAGTATTTGTCAGAAAACAAAGGTGTCGGGGTTGGTGTTGGACTCAAAGAGCAGTTAGAAATCTACGGAGCAGGGGTTCGTTCAGGAAGCATCACACCTCAGTTAGAAGACGAGAATCACTTTAGAGAAAAGCTTGGACTTCCTTTGGTTACTGATCCAGTAACAGATGCTTGGGAAGCAGACGGAGGTGCAAGAAGACCAATAACACTAAAGTCCCAAGAAGGTTTCGCAGAAGATGAAGGACTCTCAGGATCGGGAAATGAAAATGCTGAAGAAGAAGAAAACTTACAACAAGTAACAGAAGAAGAAGCAGACGAAAACACCTTGGAACTGGTGTTCGCCACCTACAACGACTACCCACAATCCGCATCCAATAACGCAAAGAAAGCAATCGCATGGAAAGAAAAGAATGGTTCAGATTGTGGGACACAAGTTGGATGGACAAGAGCAGGTCAATTAGCACGAAGAGAAAAAATTTCAAGAGACACCATCGCACGAATGGCAAGTTTTAAAAGACACCAACAAAATAAAGATGTTCCATACTCGGAAGGATGTGGTGGAATAATGTGGGATGCGTGGGGAGGCACTTCAGGCATCGAGTGGGCAATTACCAAACTCAAAGAAATTGACAAGAAGAAATAAGCAGGCATAAGATTTCTCTTTCATTTGGTGGGGAGAGGCATACTTGGTTGGATGCCCTCCCCTTTTTTTTGGATCCAAGAGAAATCGTTATTTGCATCCGAGAATCTTTTTGCCCCTGCTAATTTGCAGTCATTTGTGGACAAGTTTTGTCCAATCTAGATGTTTTAAAGAACATTCTCTTGCAGGTCTTTTCCTTTTGAAGTTGAGTGAATCTAGCCTCGGCAGTTGTCGGGGTGCTTACCCTAGCATTCGGGCTTACCAACCAACCAACCAACCAACCACAAATACCAAATGAAAATCGAAATCCACACCGACAGCCAATACAAATCCCTTTTTAGAACCATGGAATTAACCATCTCCAACGATGGTTATTATTTCACTCATGGTCACAACGAGTGGACTGTTAGGAAAGTTATCAGCGAGAACCCTTTTTTAAAGGCAGGCAGGGACAGCCTAATCCAATACCTTGACACTGCAACAGACGGCAGATTAACCAAGTTAGAACAAGCTTGGTTCCTGTCCCAACAAACCAAAATTGCCGAAAGCTTTTTTATCCTAGAAGGAAAAGATTACTAAACCAACCAACCAACCAACCAACCAACCAAATCAAATGTACATAAAATTATTTCTCTCCACCCTGAAACTAGAGCTCGGGGACAATTTAAAACTGGCTGAAAAAAAACTGCAGGAAGTTTCTTTAGAAATTTCGGAAGCACTCGACAATCAACGCTCCGTTTCGTTGGTGAACCAACTAACCAAGCAGTATGCGCAATGGTGTAGCACGCGGGACACCTTCAAAGGTTGTTTGGGGGAGGTTGCAGAAGCAGAAGAACTGGAACAACAAGGCTCCGATCGCAACAATATGCAAAGATACCTTGACCCCATCGAGCTCGCAGTCCACTTGCAATCCCACGCTCTTTGGAACGAGGCTCCACAACTCGTGACACAAGGCATTCTAAAAGCTTGCCGATATGCACGTCGGCAAGCACTTTCCAAGCGATAACCATCACCGACCACCAATCAACCACCAATCAACCACCAAACACCAACCAAATGAGCCTGCGAAAAAAACTCCTAGAAACACTAAAGCATCACCGATGGAAAACTGGTCTACTGAATCGCTATGATTGCGTTCACATCCTTGCAAACTTCGATTACCAAGCAGAAACAATAGGCAAAAAAAAAGCATTCCAAACAGCTAAAGAAAATATTGAATCAGAAATCAACCAAAGAACCAAATAACCAAAATGAAAAATAATCCAAATAATAACCGAATCAAAAAACCAACCAAAATGAAAAATAACCCAAAGAACCAATCGTATCAAAAAACTCAAAGCACCAATCGTATCAAAAAAACTGCAACAAAGAAGCCTGCAAAAAAGGCTCAACCCAAATCTCGGATCACAACCAGTCAGCCCAAAGCACCGACTGCACCTCCGACTGCACCTACCAAACTGGAAGCCGAAAGGGTCGGGAGAACATTCGGCTTACAGGATGTTAGTGCTTGCAAAAATGTTAACGAGGTTATGGAGCACCTAAAGATCGGCAATTACTCACAGACAGCAATACCCGAAGTCTGCAATGGTTATTCTGTTATTCGTGACGATCTAGAAAACCCAGTCGCAATCGTGTCCGATACCTACGATCTGTTACAACCGATAGAAACATTTGCTTTCATGGATGCTCTTTGCAACAGCATGAATATCCAGTTCACGAAAGCAGGGTTCACTCACGGAGGCAGAAGAATGTTCATTCAGGCAGAATACGGTGAGGTGAAAATAGAACATGGAAAAAGGAAAGTTGGAGACATTCTCAAACGCAGAATTACAGCGACTGGAAGCTTCGATGGAACAACATCCACAAAGCTAGAAGGCAGTATGCATCGGGTATGGTGTTCTAATCAAATGGCAAATTGGGTAGCAGACAGAAACAAAAGCATCAAGGTGAGGCATACTAGAAATCAACGAGTTGTTTTTGCTCAAGCATTAGAGCAGGCTACTGGCATGAAACAAGTGTTCGTGAACTTCCAAGCCGACATCAACAAGCTGAATAAAACCAAGATGACTGAAAAGCAGATGCACCTCGTGGCAACCAAGTACCTTAAACTAGAGGGAAAAGAGACTGGTGAAATTGGTTCTCGTGCAATGAACAATCATGCGACATTACTAAACGAGTTCGCTAATGAGGAACGAGGAACATTCGGTGTTACAGCGTGGGATGCAATGAATGCTTTTACTGCATACCAAACTCACGAAAGGTCTTACAGGGAAACTAAGAGCACCAGTCGGGAGGAAAATCGTTTCCGTGTTCTATCAAAGGAAAGGGCGGTAGCAAAGTTTAGAAACCTTGTTACCGAGGTTGTAGGGGTCTAAAACAAAGTAACCAAATAAAAACAAAGGGGGAGCATTACGCTCCCTCTTTTTTGTAGTTGACTCAATAAACGCATCTCACCATCTTGCGTTATATGGACGATATTAAATTTCAAATATTAGAGGATGTAGCAAATGTGGGAGCAGTCGATGCCGAGCTCGGCATCATCCGTGGTGTTTCCCTCATATCTACTCCTGAAGCAAAGGGTCACAACATTTCTATAGACAGGAAAAGCATTGAATCTTTTTACGATGCAGTGAACGGAAAACCTATCAAAGCTTATTACACTCATTCGCCTGCAAATGAAGCATTAGATTCAATTGGAATATGGCAGAATTTCGAAATCAAAGAAGATGGAGAATACACGAAGCTTACAGCAGACTTCTCAGCACTAGATGCTTGGAAACAGAATAACAAAAAAGATTATGAAATGCTTTTTGAACTGGCATCGAAAGCACCCGAAGCCTTCGGGGTCTCTGCAGAGTTTTCTGCGAAGACAATCGTTTACGGAGAAGATGGAGAAGAAGAAGAATATCAAGAAGGTGAGGATGATGATGTGGAAAAGTTTGCAAGAGCTATTGAAGTCTCTGCCTTTTCAATCGTTGCTCAACCTGCGGCGAACCCGACAGGTCTCTTTGCTAAAGGAGAAGAGCAGGTCGCTCTATCTTTGGTGCAAGCAACAGAGAGGAAACTAGAGTTAGAGCTAGAACTCCAACAATCAAAAGACTGCGTTGAAAAACTTAGTTCCGAACTGGATTCAAAAGAACTTCTAATCAAAGAAACACAAACAGAATTAGAAGCGAAGTCAGAAGAACTTAAACTATGGAAGTCAAGGTATGCAGAAGCAGTAGCAGAAAGCGGATCAGAACCAGTTCAAGTAGTCGAGCAGGTTGAATTATCCTTCCATGAAAAACTCGCAAGATGCTCCTCCAACAAAGAGAAGCAAAAACTCTATGAACAGAACATGGATTACCTCATGTATAACTGGTCTAATTTAAAAACAAACTAATCAAAAATCATGGCAAACTCAATCACCTCAGATCTTACTATCAGTACAGCAATTTCTGTACTGCAAAATATGCTCGCTCCTTTGAGCAAGTTCACGCTAGACATCACCTCAGATGTTGTCGGCAGGCAAGCAAGTGTAAAAGTTCCAGTCATCGATACTGACGACGGAGCTCGCCTATTCAATGCTACTACTGGTTATGGTACTACTGCAGATACTGATGTTAGCACGATCACTGTAGACATTGCTGAACATATCAAACCATTCCACTTGAATGATAACGATATGAACAAGTCTCCTTTGTCTTTGCAAAGTTATGCTCGTCAGAATGCGAACGAGTTCGGAAGGTACTTGCAGAAATTATTGTATACAGCAATAGATACAAAATTGCTTGCGAGTGGAGGGACTGCAACAGACAAAGGTAGCATACCTTTTGCTAATCAAATTACAGTAGACGATGATGCTGTAGCAGTTGCAAACATCAAGGCTCTTGCAGGAAAACTGGATCAAGCAGGAGCACCTATGAATCGCCAGTTGTTACTCGGTGGACAAGCAGTCAACAATCTTCTTCCAAGTACAATTGAAACCTTCGGTAACTCTGTAGTAGAGAGTGGAAGATTCAATCAGTTATACGGAATGGAAATTTCCCAAACAAATGCACATGGAACTTTATCTGCTGGAGACATTCATTCTTTTGCTTGTCCTTCAGATGCAATCGTTCTTGTGAATCGTATGCCTGACACTTCCGGATCTGCTACTCTTGAAGAGTACACTCCCTTCACCATTGATGGTGTTGGAATCCAATGTGCATATCGTCGTTACTATGATGCGAGCAACGGAACTCACTACGGTGCTTTTACAACTATGTTTGGATGCCAAGTAGCCAAGGGTTCACAAGTAATGGTTCTCACCCAATCATAAGATGGCTACGATCAATTCATCTGCAATATTTCCTTCCATCAAGTTCATTGCTACCAATGGACTGGGTGACATTCAAGAACTTGTAGGAACAATTGCAGTATCTAGTTCTTTCACGCATCAAGGTCTTACCTTCTCTGCTGTTGAAGCAGGAGAAGCAGGCGACCTCATTACAATTGAAATCAGAGAGAGTCAATCGGGGTCAGGAGTCGTCGGTGTTGAGTTTAGTGTTACTGGAACAGATGTTCTAATATCTACAGAGAATGCTTTCTCAACATATAATCAGACCGATGTTACAACTGCTTTTGCATCAGCACCATCAGGCGTAACAGATTTGATTAGTTTATCTGCTGACGGCACAACTACCCTTACAAGCATAGTAGCGCAGACTGCACTAAGTGGGGGAGAAGATGCAACAGCAGGGGAACTAGAAGCAGACTCTGATTATATTCTTTTGAAAAGAACCGATCTTCACCAGTTAGAAACTAGCGAGCAGAACGATGGAAGAAAACTTCTTTGGGGTATCACTCACAAAGCAGAACAAATCATCAATGCTCTTAGTGACAAACCTGAAAACTTTGCGATCACCAAAAGTTCTGCAAGTCCAGTAGATAGCGGATCTGCACTTCGACAAGTATATACAGTCGCTGTGAAGTATGCTGTTGAAAATCTAGACTTGAAAGCCGAGGCATAAGCCTCCACTCTCATTCCCATAATGGAATGGGGAGAAGCACTTGCAAAAACATTCCTCGCTGAAGTAGAAGCCTTCGGCGAGGATGTTTTGTTTAATGACAAATCCTTCAAAGCTTCAGTCGGCGAAAGCGATGAGTCGAAAGCTTTGGAGATGTCTGGTTATTTTCAAAATCAATCTCTTGAAATTATTATACCTCATATATCATTGGTTGGATTAACCGAAGCACCAAGAGTCAATCAAACGATAGAAACAAGAGGCAGGGGTTATCGAATAGATAGTGTAAGGTTACTAGCAGACACGCAAGGATACGCACTACAGACAGAGCTTATTCCGCAGTATGAAACAACGATTCAAGAACCAACCATATTCCTGCCTAGAATACCAACAGAAGTAGTCGCTACGCTTTCAAGATTACCTTCACATGTAGTATCTACCCTGCTCACTCCTCTTGCACCGAGTGATGTAAACTATGGCAATAGTCCTGCACCTCCTACTGATGTACTACACGACAGCACTCCGATAGAACCTGATCAGTTCCTTGCATACAGGAGTCCAGTTGCACCTTATCAACTGACAACAAACAGGAGTCCCTTAGAACCTAATCAACTGCTCACAGATAGGAGTCCATCTTCACCTGATCAACTGGTTGTAGCTAAGAGCCCATCTTTACCTGATCAATTTGTATCAGCTAGAAGTCCGTTAGAACCTGACCAACTAGCTACAGACATAAGTCCAATTGCAGTTGACCAACTATCTGCATCTAAATTTTGGTCACCGACTGATACATCAACAGAACTATGGTACGATGGTTCTGATTATTCAGAAATCCAAACTACTGCAAATGTCATTGATACAATGAATGACAAAAGTGGTAATGGTTATAATTTGAGTGTTCCTGTACACGTGAATATTACAGGTGGAGGCACAATCAATTCTGATACTTTGAACGGAGTCGATTGCATACAAACAAATAATACTTCTGCATTACAGAATACGAACTTTGCATTCGATCAAAATTCAACTGCTCTTTACATCGCTTATGTAGTTCACGAAGTTGCAAATCAGAGCAATCAATTTATATTTTGCGGAACAAGCTCTACGGCTCTAGGTCTGAGGCAAGCTAATAGGCTTATAAGTTTAGGTTCTTGGCATCATCTTGGCGGTAGTTCTACAGGTTCAAACATTACCTTATCAACTACAGGGGTGAATGATGGTGTAGCAAGGTTAATGCTAGTAAAGTTGAACGGAACAAATTCCGAACTATGGTATGATGGAACTTTGTTAAAATCAGGAGATGTAGGCACAAATGCTTTTACCCAAATCTTACTTATGTCAAACGAAGGTTATGGAGGTCAATTGAATGGCAAGTTCGGTGAGTTTGTTGCTTTCACAACTTCATCAGATCAGGAAAAAGTAGAAGGCTACATGGCTCATAAATGGGGACTAGAATCAAACCTTCCAGCTAGTCACACATACAAATCAACACCTCCAATCGCATGAGTGTATTACTTCAATATGAAAAAAATATAGAGGATCAAATATCTGCATACCTTACAAGTAGTGACCTACCTGCATTCACCAGTCGAGGGGTCTTTGATCTTGGGATCAATAACATACAAATAGGTCTTCAGTATGTAGGTGCAGTTGAAGGAATGAGGCAGAACCTAAATGGATTCCAAGAATACGATCTGCACGAAGGCGAACTGATGGTAGTAATCAGCACCAGTAGGGAGCAAGGAAACGAGCACCACAAAAGGATGGGTCTAGTACGCTCTTTATTACTGAACGGCAGAGTGAAGACAGCAGTACCTCAATACACTATCTTTGATCTTGCTCCTCAGATGGTTACTCATGTGGAAGACGATGAAAATAACCTTGACCAAACTACATTGAGTTATTCTATTAAATGGAAAGTAGACATGACGAACCTTTAAATAATCAGACAATGGCAGTAACAATAGACGGAGACAATTATTCATTCGGTGGTCTTGTGGTTTCAATCGCAGGCAACGAATATTTATTCCAAGAAATTTCAGTATCAGAAGGAACCAATGTAATCGAACTAGAAGGAAGTGATGGAGATGTGATTTCACAAGTCTTTGTTGGTAGACCTCGGGAAGCATCAGGGACTGCTGTAGTAGAGAACGACACTCCACTATTGAAAAGAGGCGATGAGTTTTCTTTCACCGTACATCCTACAGAATCAGCAGATACGGTCTTTCTAATTACAGAAACTTCTGTTTCAAAAAGTAACGGAGCGTTCAGTACGCAGACCTTTTCTGCGAGAGCAAAACTCAATTGATTTCATTACCTGAAGAGGTTCTAAAACTTCTATCTGATGCTAATACACATCAAGAAGAAGCATGGTTAAATATTGAAACAGAAATAGCAGGCATCCCAATAAGGCAGATGAGCCTAGAGCATTACTTCTTGCTCACTGGTTTTGAATCTCCCTTCCTTACAGGTAAAGAGTTCGGTGCAGTTGACATAGGAATATTCTTATGGATTCTATCACCTGAACATAAGCGATGCACAAAAGCCCGTGACCAGTTCTGTAAGAAAATAGCAGGGTTGAATATTGTTGAGTGCATCAAAGACATCAAAGAATACTTAGAAGTTACATTCCTAGATGCGGATACAAGTGAGGGAAAGCAGACTAAGAAGTATGCAAACTTTGTTGCTTACCAAATAGATACATACGCTAAAGAATATGGTTGGTCAGTTCGTGAAACGATGGGAATGCCATTACGGCAAATCTTTCAACTCAATTCTGCTATTGGTGAAAGGTATGCAATGCAGGCAGGTGAAAAGTATACTAAGCTTAGAGCCATTGATATGGCAGAGGCTACTGCACTATTGGAACAGCACCGAGAGCAGAATAACAGGAACTAAAATATACTCGCACTAGAATGCTGACCTCTCTTATATAAGAGAATGGCATTTTCTAAACATGTAAAGTTTCTGTTTGGTGCAGACACTAAAGGAGTCCAACAAGGACTCGACAAAGCAGAAAGAAAGGTAAACAAATTTTCTAGAGCTTTCAAGGATAGATTTATTGGAGCAATAGGAACAGCAGTTATAGCTAAAACTACAAAGGATGTGATTGACTTCGGTGCATCCATTGGAGATATGGCTACTAGACTTGGTACTACGACAGATTTCTTGCAAGCGTTACAATACGGAGCAGAGCAATCAGGAGTGAAGGCAGAAGGTGCTACAATAGCATTGCAAAGGTTTACCCGTAGGACTGCTGAGGCTCGGGATAAAGCTGGACCTCTGCGTGATTCCTTAGAGAGACTAGGTATTGCATTCAAAGATCAAGCAGGGAACGCGAAAACTTCGGAGCAATTGTTTGATGAGTTTACAAAAGCACTAGCAAACATGGAAGACCCTGCTATGAAGATAAGGACTGCATTCCAGTTCTTAGATACAGAAGGTGTAGCTCTAACACAGATGTTTCAAAAAGGTGGAAAGACAATGTCAGATTATGCGAAGGAAGCAAAAGACCTCGGCATGATTATGAGTTCCGAAACAATTGAAACGCTCAGAAATACTGACGGAGAACTGAAAAAAATGAGTAGAGGTTTCAAAGTCTTTGCATCCCAAGCACTTCCACCAGTCGTCAAGTTTCTGCGGATGGCAAGTATTGGATTCCGTTCACTTGTTGCTCAGGTAAAAGCAGTACCGAATACTTTTATGACTCTTGCTACCATCCTCAAAGATGAAGTCATTGCAAAGTTTGAACTGGCTCAGACTGTCATCAAAGCATTCATCGCAGAAATCAGTTACCAAACTATTAGATTTAATCCATTCGCAGACGAAGGTGAAATAGCAATTGCAAGAGACAGGATGTTGAAAGCTACAAGAGAAGTAGCAAAAGCACAGAAGGAATCTGCGAAGTCAATTGAACAGAGGAAGATAGAAGCTTTTGAAAAAGATGCTTCTCTTGCAGAAGGTGCAAAAAAGTTTCAAGAAACACATAACCAATTACAGGAAGAATACAACCAGTTGATGGGGAAAGGTCTAAAGACAAGAGCCAAACAATTACAAGTACAAGCGGAGTCAGGGAAACTCACAGAAGAAGAAATAAAGAACGCAAAGAAAGCTGTTGAAGCAAGAGACAAGAATGCACTTGCAATACAGAGAAGCATGGAGAACCTCAAGGCGATGCTCGAAGGTGGAGAAGAAGCATTAGAGCAAGCAAAAGAAAGGCAACGAATAGAAGATAACATTGCGAAGCTTATGGCATCAGGGAACATCCCAAGGGCAGAGGCAGAAAAGATGGCAATCAGTCTGCATGAAGCAACAAAGGCAGAGCAGGCTCTTCTTGCTCTTCTCAACGAAGAGAAAGGTTTCCTCGCAGAACTGGCAAAGGAACAGCAGAAAGATGAAGCTTTGATTGCGGAAGAGATGGCAAAACAACTTGAGCTTACAAGCGGAGTTCGTTTAGAAATGTCGAAAGATTTAGAAGTCCTGAAAGCAAGAGCAGAAGGTAATGAAAAACTAGCAAATAAACTTCAAGCTCAAGAAGATGCTCGCAGAGAATCATTAAGATTAGCTCAAGCACTAGAGTTATTAGAAAGCGAAACCATTCCTATGCTACAGGAGAAGCTTACACTACAGAATGAGATAGATCGAAAAAGAAATGAACAGGCTCAAGCGGAACTGGTCAACGATGCTGTTAGGCAGAATGCAAACCGAAAACTAAATGAAGCAATTGATAGAAAAGACAGAGCAAGAATTACTGCTTCAAAGGCTGTAGAGCGGATAGACAAAAGGATTGCAGAACTACAAGAGAAAGGTGGGGAAAGGGCTGAAGCAGAAATACAAAAACTTCAAGCAGTCAAAGAACGAAAACTAGAACTCATCCTTGATGATCAAACAAAGAGTGATTTAGAACTACTTGAAAGAGAAGCAATCCAGATACAAGACAATCATCAAGCACAGATGACAGCACTCAACCAAAGATTGCAAGATGTGCAAGTTGAAGAAAGTGCAATGAGGCAGGCAGAACAAGAAGCCAAGAGAGTACAGAAGGCAGAAAGGGAAGCAACTATGGCAGAATTTAATTCTAAGAAAGCCGATATAGAAGCGAGCCTCACTAAAGGTCAAGCCGAAGCACTTGCAGAATTACAATCGGTGAACAATACTCACAAAGAAGCAATACTAGAACTCGGTGGAGCATTAGAAAGTTCAATACAAGCAGTCGGGGATTCTGTTGGAAATGCTTTATCGGGCATAACTTTTGATCCTCCCACAGAACAAACAAATGCTATTATAGAATCTCTCAATAAACTAGCATCAGAAACAACTTTAAAACAAATCTCACAAACACTTCAAGGGAAGTTCGTAAACCAATAAAGATCATGACTACAATATACGATGGATCATTTGGAACTGCTCAACCAGTAGGTAACCCGAAGGTCAAATATCCTATTACAAACTACACTGGTTTATATTTTGTAGAACAAGATTATGTGCAAATAGCTACAGCATACACCTCACCTGCATTTGGAACTACGCATCATGTTTATAGGGAAGCAAAATTCTGTGAAGAAATGAACTTCGCAGAGCATGGAGGTGGACTGGTGAAGTTCACCCGAAGATTTGCAAGTACGAGCAACGCAGACCTCATAGAATCTGTTATAGAAGCAGTAACATTTCCAGGATATAAGTTAAATAAAGTCCCTTTCCAAGAGAGCTACAGAGTAGTGGAAAACAATAGATCAGTTGTAAAATCTAGGACTCTTTACGCATACAATATTGTAATCAGAGAACCATTTTCTCAGAGAGTTGAATGCACAAGGCAGACTAGGTTTCTCAACATATATGAAGGCGAAGGTTCACAGGAAGCAATACAATACACGAAAGAACAATTGCAGAGCAGGACATCTATCAGCTACGCAGGAACATTCGCCAAGATAACCTTTGTGGAAGACACTCTTGTTGTAACTATTGGAGGTTCTGATATTAACATAAGCCCGAGCGATGGTTACTACTACATACCAAGTGCAAAGAAGACAAGTGCTTCGTATTACAAAGGACAATTCAATATTGAAGAACCGATACAAGTGCTTGATACAGCAGGTTCAAAATACACACAAGCAATTGAATCTGCATACCGATCGCAGAAACATCCTGATTCCTTGAGCTACAGAACAACAGAGACTTACAATGTGACTACAACTTCTGTACCGACTGGCTACATAAGTCCTACATCCTCGCCAAACTTAGATCATTACCAAAGTCTAATAGGACAATATGGTTACCTAGTAAGACCCACAGAAGTGAAGCAATTCGCAGGCAGTATTTATCAGCTAGTGACTACACAAACAAACTACAAATGAGTGGACAACAAATTGAACGAGTACGCAAAGGAGAAGCACCAACTCTTCTTGAAGCGAAGAAGGCGAACGAGGTTATTGACAAGGTAAATGCCTTGCAAAATATTGAGATCAAATATGGTGAACATAATGCTGTTATATATGGCGAATATGGCATCATCATGCAGTTGGAAAAACTAAACTTAGATAAGGTTCTAGAAAACACTACTGCAGAACCTGATGAGTTTCCTTTGAAGGTGCGTTCTCCTTTAATACTGGAGAAGCTAGAAGATGGAAAATATTTATTACGAATAAAGAACCTTCTTTCAAGTTACCCAATCACAAAAACAGAAGACGAAGATAACATATACTTTGGAATAAAAGGATACACAAAATTCATCAAATATTGCGGAGGTGAAGGGCATATGTTTTTTCTATTCGATCAATATCGTTCAGGACAATGACCCAGTTGTACGATAGTGAAAGGGAACTAGATTCTAACGGAAGACCACTCCGTGCATCTACATTCGATTGGGCAGAAAAGGGTTACGATGGATTCTTGGGTTACGGAGAAGAACCTGATGGGGGATGTTGCGAAGACTGCATCTGCGATGATCTTTGTTATTCAACCCTTATTGTTTGGTACGAATGGCAAGCACCATGCAAAGACTTAGATACAAACACTACATACCTGAACGATAGTGTTGGATTCGACTGCCTAAGAGCAACTCAGAGATCAATCAAGTGGTCATCCGATGATACTGGTGTTGGAGGCAGAGAATACGCTCTAATATTATTTGACGAATCAGAAATACCAACTTCAGCAGGCGATTATTTAGAAGTTGATTTGCACGCGGGATGGTATCAATACGCATGGGATAATACTTGTAACGGAAACTTTGAAGTCTATGTTCTTGATGAACTCAAAGACCCTTCTTTAGGTGATGGTCAGCATATTCTGTTACAAAAATCTTTCAATACTTTAGTGCAACAGAGCTCTTGTGCTTCTAATTATTTGAACACAATTCAATTTAATAACCAAGAAATCAAATGGAAGAACTGAACAAAAGATGGCAGAAGCATCTTCAAAAGAAGCAGACTGCAAGAGGACTAGGGGATACAATATCTAAGATCACCAAGACACTAGGAGTAAAAGAATGCGGAGGATGCAAGAAGCGGAAAGAATATTTGAATAAGAAATTCCCATACAAAATATCATGAAACTTTTTATTGATGCTACTGCAGATGCAACCAAGTCACAGGTCAATAGCTTACAGAACGGAGAAGAGGCTCCGCTTCCTGTCGCTCACATAGGGGACATACTTGAGTTGCAATGCACATTCGTTAACGGATCAGGTGGGTATTCATCATTTACTGGTAGAGCAGACATCGTTCTTAATGCAGGGATCGGCGAAGTAGTTGCAAGGACACCTTACACCGTGACACAAACGATGAACAAGATGAGCGACTATTATTCAGTAGAAATAGATCTCGGTACTGAAGAGATGAAGAACGCTATAGGTACTGAAGAAACAATGGAGTTAGACTTCGAAGTACAAGTATGCAAGTATCCCGAAGCTACAAAAACTTTATTACAGAAAAAAATATTGATCAGGAACGAGCTAATAAAAGAATACAGAATCGCCAAACCAGTCAGTAACCTAGAAGCAGAAAGAATATGAAGAATCCATACTACATTAACTTGCAAGCGGAGTCAGCAAATTCCAATGTCACTAGCATAGCAAACTTACAACCGAAGTCCCTGAACCCGATATTCTACGGAGATAAATGGCAAGCAGAGTTTTACCTTGTAGATAATGGAGCACATTTAGAAGCAACGCTACACGACAAACTCTTTGTAACTATAAGCGACTACACTACAGGTAGTGTCCTACCTGTAATAGAGTGCATCGCAGACACAGAAACTGGTGCTTATGTGGCAGAGTTCGACTTACAGAGTACAGCATTCGAGGAAGTTACTAGGGGTGTAGAAGCAGTAGACAGGACAATGGAGGTTCAACTTTCTAAAAGCAATGGTCAGGTAATCACACTCTTGCAAAAAGAAGTTACTATCAGAAATCAAATGCTCGTTGAACTTGATGTTGAGTTAGTTGCTCCAGTTGCACCGACGATAACAGACTTCCAAGTTTTATTATTCCCTAGTCTTCCGTACGACTTTACAGCAGACTCTAGTCCGTTACGACCTAGTAGCGTTATTGTTTCAGGGACTGGACTCGGTGGAGACAGAACAGAGGTAATACCATTTGCACCGATTGATGTGCAGGCAGAAGTAGAGCAAGCACCAGTAGAACCTTCAGAGGTTCTTGTGAGTGATGTTACATTGCCTGATGCTCCTGCATGGGTCTACGCTCAAACTTATGCTACAGCACCTAGTGATGTAGTAGCAGAACAACTTACACCTTCAACTCCTGCCGATATAGTTGCTGTCAACTTGACTCTTGCAGTTCCGGAAATGGCAGAAGCCTTAGAGATGGGTTTCGTGCCATTAGAACCGAGCGAGTTTATAGCAAACTCAGAACCTTCTGCTGTTCTAGATTTGCAAGTGGATTCAAGCCCTCTACCAATCAGTAACTTGGTAGCTTACGATTATGCTTCTCGACCTGCAGGATTTCTATTCGGTGAACCTAGTGAGTTAGAAACCAAGCAACTCTTTCGACCTGATGCCCCTGAAGATGTTGTAGCGAGCGATGGAGCACATCCCCCACCTAGTGAGGTAGAAGCATACATAGCAGGGCTCACAGCACCAGTAAAAGCACCTCCAAGATTCGTGGTAGCAGACCGTTCCCCTATAGAACCATCATGGAACGAAGGAACAGAATCTACACCTACATCTTTTTCAATAGGAACAGCAATCAACCATGACGACAGCGTACTCACAAGTGCGAAGCTCGCAGAGATGGCTCCTGCCGATCCATACGATTGGGATGGATGGAGGTCTATGGTGTTACCTGAAAACATTGTAGAGAACGCTCACAGAGCAATGAAGACAGGTCTAAGAGTATGGGGTAACCCGATCCCTGACTACTATGGTTACACGAACCCTGCTGTTGCTCAGTTCCAACAAGCTCAAAGAATAGCAGATCATATTTCTTATCAGACCAGTAATTGGGAGCAGTATAAATATAACTGGTTAGCGAAACAAGATACTGGAAAGTTTGCAGATTACCAAACCATGAGATGGAACCAAGATAGTTTCAATGGACGGAAATGGGACAACGAATGTTCAAGCCCTACAAACAAATTCAAGTTCATAACTGACTCTCACACACATAAGTATTACTTCCCAACAAAGACCCTTGATTACACTCAATCTAATTGGAACAATTTCTTAATCGGTGGTGAAAACTTTATTCTCTTTTGGAATAATCAATATGAAGCGATACAAAAGTTTGCAGAGTTTCAAATCCTTGCAAACGATCATGGACATAATGCTTTGTGCATAGAACCTTTTACTGCTCCATCCTATGTTCAGACTGCATTTCCAAACCTCACTACAACTGGTTATCAGCAATTCATATTTCAAATGTTGTTTGACATCCCGATGTTTCCTGAAGAAAACACCATAGAGATAGAAGACTTAGGAAGTGCAAATGAGTTTGTTTATAAGGCAAGATTGACACCAAGGTTTGGTCGTCATGCAATCAATGCACCTCAATCCTTGTTCGGTGCGGAGCAACCATCTTGGCAAGGGTTCTCTTTAGCAGGCGAAACCTACAGGAGCACCATGCATAGCAAAGGGTTCAGGACAACTAACAAATACAAAATCCGTGCCTACGATCATACAGACAAATTGGTTCACAGCGAATGGATTTACAACGGAGAAGGGGGAACTGGTTTGCCTGAAGTTTGGGAATGGACTGATCCTCAAAATCTTTCAGTCAACGAAATCAAAATAGAAGTAGTAACTTATTCATACGGGAAGAACACATCCAGTATACACCCGATGATTGGTAAGAATGGTTATTCTGAAAAGATAACATTGAACAGGAACTACATAGCACCATCTGCACCAATCGAAATAAGTATAGGAGAGCAATGGACACCTGAAAAACTTTCCGCAGGCAAAGAACCTTACTGGTGGTTTGATGCTTCGGATGAAGATTGTTTTACATTCGAAGATTACAATATGTTCACTAGATGGGCAGGCGACCCATTCGGTTCAAAAACTTTCAAAGAAATAAAATATTACAACGACAAAAGAGGTAAGTTTGGAAAGCCTCAAGCAATCGCAACAAGAGGGCAGGGAGTCTCATACCCTAGAGACTTACGCGAATACTTTAATCCTCAATGGGATCCAAATACGCAGGCAATAAACCTCAACAGACCAAAAGATTTGAATGCCTACAGAGACCTTGACTCTCGGTTAGGATGGGGAGTTCAAGACATGATGGCAAATTTAGATATTTCCATGGACGACCAAATCAATTACGAAATATTCGCAGTCCAAAGCAGGAGATTGAATGTAGAAACAGAAGGCAGACCACACTACACTACATTCGGAGGAGGAATGCACTTCTCTTTGTTCTCATCAGCAAATGACGATGTAGGATTCAATGGAGATTTTGCAATTGGTTTAGGTCAAGCAGGCTACCCGAATACTTTTCCGTATAGCTACATGTCCGATGGTAATTTTCAAGAAACTTCTATGGGTCAGTTTGGTAATCTTGGGATGGAATACTGGCATAAGAATAATGAACTCCTGAAAACAACAGCACCGAATGGAAACCCGATTAGTGCAGGGAGTGGATTATATCAAACACATTGGGACACTAAACAGACTGGTGTTTTTTCAGCATACAGAATCCACTTAGATGTTCCACCAAGAGCATGGAGATATAAGGCTGGACCAAATCTTAGACACTCGACAAGAGACTACAATAGCAGAAGTTACCCATTCGGTTACGATCAAAATTCTCTATCAAATTATAAACATCAAACTGGTGTTTACCATTATTATGGGAACACTCAAACGCATATAGAGATAGACAAAATCATCAGGTTATATCAGGAAGGCAGAATGGACGGCAGTCAAAAAGATGCGGAACGACAAACTGCATTCTGCATGACAAGTAGACAATTTTTTTCAGGAGGCATGAACGGAGGATTCTATGCAGGGAGTACCGAGTTTCCTTTTTGGGAGAAAACAGAAACAGACCCACAGAATAATGTAATCGCAGATTGGAGGTACCCTGATTCTTATCGTTACGAACAAACTGATGCAGAATTATTCATAAATAAAATGTATCTAAATTCAGTAAAGACTTGTGCAACTCATGCGTACACAAGTGGGAACTCTAGTAATAATGTAGCCCGAGAATATAATAGAATAAACAGGATACATATTGGTTCTCATCTAGGTATGCCATACTTCTATGATAACATTGCAAGAGGAGTGGGACTCTCTAATTTAGAGGGATGGAATAAATATGGTAGAGATCAAAATATTTTCACTCATGAACTTATCATCACTCCCAAACTTAACATTTCAGAACGGAAAGCATTACAAGGTTACCTCGCTCACAAGTGGAAAATCGCCTACAGATTAGTTGGAGATTACACAGGAACAGGATACATCAGTAGTAAGTATCAGCCACATAAGTATTCTTCCGCACCTCCTACCACAGAAAACTATTACGAATCACCTTACGCACAAACTCAAGCGAACCCATACAATACAGGTAGGGGACTACCGAACTCCGTTACTCCAACTGGCAAGACAATCATCGATGTAAATCTTAACGATTCGCATTTCGGTGGAGTGATTGAACCTTATGCAGTTCATTACAATGGTTACTCTAAAATACTGACTGCTTTGAGTGCGCACGGAAGACAATACCTTAATACATTTGAGTGGTCAAAGTTCGCAGGATACAGAGTTAGGGCGAATGGAACTAAAATAATGACAGGTGAAGCTTGGAATATGCGTTATGCTTGGAATGCTTTAAAAGATCAAAACTTTTATGATATTCAAAATATTCCGTGGGTAAGCTTGACCGACTTCAATACAAGTACAAAAATGCCAATCTTTATTTATAGTGGAAACAATCCAAATCCAAATGTTGAAGATATGCCTGATGATGGTTCTTTTTCAAGTGGAGATATAAAAGATATAGCAGAAACTACGAGGCTAGAATACTGATGCACAGAGTATATTACAGATTTAAAGATAAAAGTAACAACGAACTAGAGTTCAAGTTCCAGACTGCAGACGGGACTCAAGTCATTACAATAGATAACTTGTATTCCTTTATTTATGAGGAGGTTGAGTATACTGCAAACGGAACAACGCATGAGAGTGGAACTTATAGGAAAAGGGAATATGAATCTGCAGATGGTGCAGTCATTAAATTTCATGTTACTGCTGAAACTCCGCTTGAGGGTTACTGGAGTTTAGCAAGCAATGGAGAAGAAACTACAATAGCACCTTTCTTGGATGCTTTGTTATTAAATATTTCAGCAGGAAGTTTCACAGAGTATGCAGTTGACCCAGTTACAGAAACAGAAAATGGAAACATTCTTTTAATGGATGGTGAATGGAGGGCAAGTAATGGTACGCAAATCGTGATAGAACCTGACACGAATGCTTATAATACAGATAGTGAAGGTGCTGTAATTGTAGATGTAGCAAGAGGAGAAGCAATTCATGGAGTCAGGGTAGCAAGCAACAAAGTTTCAAATGTAGCAGAGTTCGGAACTGGTGTAGTGCATGACAGAGGGGATATTATTTTATTCATTGGAAAAAGTTTAGAAACATTTGCAACAGATGACCCATCAAGTGTGAACATAGTAACCTCTTTAAATGAAGAAACATATTATGCAGATAATGATATGACCTTGAGTTCCAGTATTACAGGGAACGCTACAGATGGGTATGCTGTAGCAGACTTTGAACTCCCGACTATTACTGACAATCAATGGGGTTATGAAGTTCCTTTCTTAAATGAGTTTAAATCAAAGTCACATAGATTGATCGGTGTAGCATCCTACGAAGGAATAACAGATTACAAAGATTTATCATCCGTTATTGTTCAAGGTATTGCTACTGCATTAGAAACAAAAACAGAAGCATTACTAGCGAACCAAATACAAGCATCTGTAAAAGGTGTTGTCCTCTATTTAGACGATGAAACAGAAATAATAGATCAAACTAAGTTCAATGAAATAGAAGATTATTTTAAAGATTATTATGGCAAAGAAATCCCTATAGTTCACACGCAAAATCCTTCTTTAGATTTAGTTCAAGATTACAGAGAACAAACAAGAGTTGAAAATTTTGATGGAGTAGAAATATTCAATCATCCTAGTTTTATTAGGGAAGACCCATTTCTTTCAGATGTTAGTCGACTCCTTTATACAGACACTTGGACAATCGGTTATTATACTGAGGAAAACGGATGGTCGATAGAAGTGGAAACTGATATAGATATTGATGCACCTACAGGATATGACTCATCTGTAATAACCAAAATATATATTACTCACCCCATCAGGCAAAAAGAGGGAGCGTATGTGTTCGCATTAGAAAGCGGAGCAGATACTACCGAACTATGGAGAATCGCTGAGGGTCAGTTAGTTAGAGGAGTTCCATACTATAGTCAAAAAATGCTTACAAACCATTCAGGGGATATTCCTGTAGGGGATTCAACTGGTTACTGGGAGTTAGGGGAAGAAGCATTGATACTGACTACAGGTGAAGAGGCACCTTCATTGGTCAGGCAATGGAATGAACCTCCTGTAAATTATGAAAGAAGTTTTGATGTACAAGGTCGTTGGGAAAACATACAGCACGATGAAGCAATCCTTGGGACGATGACAGATAAGGGAAAAGATTTGCTCGCTAGAAAATGGGCGAACACCATCCGTCCATTTATTATTCGAACAATAGCATTAGATGAGCTTGGTGTTCTCGCCCATTACAGAGCTGATACTGGTGTCGAAATACAAAACGGAAGAGTAGATGTATGGAGAAATCAAAGTGCGTATGGTTCTACTTATGATTTAGTGAGTTCTATAACCCGTATTAGAAGAGGAAATAACGAGCGTATCATTTACCCCACTACTGGAAACCCTTTATTAAAGAAAGGAAAATTATATGATGAATATGATGTTGTTGAATTTAATCAGGATCAATTATCTAGCCTGATTGCTAGGAACAATCCATTACTAGGAGAGGGCAATAACTATGATACTAGCAGACCTCACCTGACGACCAGTATAGCAGACTACGATATGTTCTTTGTGCTTACTACGCAGGAACACATCACTAGGAATAGGGGTACTTTATTTCATGTATCAAATAATAGTGGAAGTTTCACTAGAATACTGGCTCACTACCCTTGGGAAGATAACAAAGCTTATTTCTATAGTGAGCCTAGCGTAACACCTTACCATCCAATAAATTCCCCTGATGCAGTATATAACGGAGAAACAGCGATTGTGCATTTTCAATATCGCAATGGAGTCCATATAAAGATGCGTAAAAACGGAGCAACCATAGCAAGCGGAACTTACGCTGTAAATATTACGGCAGGAAGGGATACATTTCTACGGATAGGAACATCAAAGGTTCATCATCAAAGTTGTGACATCGCAGAACTAGCAATATTCGCTACAGGTATTAGTGATGCTGTAGTTGAACAAGTGGAAGGTTATTTGGCTCATCAATATGGAATTACTTCGTTGTTGACAGCAAACCATCCTTACAAATATGTTCGTCCATAGAACCTAAACTAAAGGAATAATTATGGCAGTAGTACAACTTTCTTGGAGAGACAATTCGGACAACGAAACTGGTTTCAAAATTTACAAAGGAACATCAAGTCCTTTGAGTTCTTCTTCGACTCAAATCGCTGAAGTTACTCTTAGTTCTGGATCGTGGGTCGTTGCAGAAACTACTACAGGTAGCGCACCTGACGTAGCAATCACCTCATCTAATACAGGTGACTCAGTAACAAAGGATGAAACATTCATCATCACCTATACTGAATCAGTTGCGGACACTTATTATTTCGGTGTGAGTGCAACAAATGCAATTGGAGATTCTGATGTAGTTACTACTGGTACTGCATTGGTAGTCAACTGATATGCCAAGTAACCAAGCTACAGAGCTTGGTGAAAATGTTCAGGTGAAGGCTAACCTCGCTTTTATGGCGAAGGTTATAGCGATCGTAGGAACTTGTGTATGGGGTTATTCTGTTATTTGGAACAAACTAAATGAGCTAGATAACGGACTAGGCAGAGTCCAACATGAGGGAACAATGCTCGGTGATTTATCTGCCCGAATGATGCACTTGGAAAAGTTTGCCGAACAAGCTAAAGCCGACCTAGACCATCTTGTAGAAATGCAAAATGCACCAATCACATCAGACTATCAGCAGTTCGAAAGAATCAAATATTTAGAAAAGGAACTCGATAGGCTAAGAGACAGACTGCATGGATGGTAGAAATTATTACAATGTTTTTGACCTCGGGAGGTTCAGCGATGCTTGGTTCAGTTTTGAAAGGTGTCTTCGGTTCAATCACAGATTCACGACAGCAGAAGTATGAACTAGAACTGGCAAGAGAGTGTAGAAATAATGAACAAGCACTTGCGTTTCAACAACAGATTAATACTGGTGAAGGTGGTCTGTTTACTCGGGCTACTAGGAGGATGCTCGCACTCACGCTTATGGGAACGCTCTCAGCAGTCGTCATCTTATGCACCTTATTCCCCTCCGCAAAAATCATCACTACAACCAACCTCACAGGAGAAGGAACAACATCAATCCTTTTTGGGCTCATCTCTATTCCTGCAGAGCAAACCACTCTGGAAATTACAACAGGAGCATTGAGTTATTATTTCGTAGTCGTTCTAGCACCGATGGTTACTGGATTCTACTTCACTCCATCAGGCAAACGATGAACGATTTAATATGGTTTAGTTGCTTTTTGATTGTAGGTATTAGTATATTACATTATGCGTTCAAAGATGGATAAAACACCATTCGTCAGTTCGGCAGGATTATTTACATCTTGGTCAATATCTTTTTTGAACGAAGTCGTTGGATTGGCAATTGGAGTAATGACTTTTGTTTATATTTCTTTAAAGGTTCTAGAACTCGTCAAAAAAGAGAGAACTAGAGACAAGTGACATCTGAATAAAAAAGAGTTGTCTTTCCATGCTGTAACGCTGAAAAGGTTTCCTTACATTATTAACCAAATGAAAGGAAACCAATGCCAATCAACATACATGGAAAAAACTACATTGAAGTAAAAGACAGAGTTCTACAATTCAGGGCAGAACACCCTGATTGGAGCATTACAACAGGCGTAGTAAACATCGGGGAAAACAACTCAATACTTATAAAAGCATCTGTTTTAGATGAAACTGGCAGGGTAAGGGCTACTGGTCTAGCTCATGAGTTTCAAGCAGATAAAACGAGTATGGTAAACTCAACTTCTTGGGTTGAAAACTGCGAAACATCAGCAATAGGGAGGGCTCTAGCTTCACTCGGGTATGGCATTGAGGAAGCTTATGCCTCTGCTAATGAAGTGCAGAGTGCAAAACAAAAGCAGGCAGAAGGACAAATAGTGTCCTCTAAAAAGCCGAAAAGTTGGAAGTTTGAGCCAGTCCCTGCGGGAAAAAATGCAGGCAAACCTCTAGGTGATTTATCGGAAAAGCAGTTGTTATGGTACATCGAGAATTGGGAAACCAAAGGTTCGTTCCGTGAGGCACTAGATTCAGCGAAATTATCAATGCAAAAGAAGCCCGATCCAGTTCCCGAGCCAGTCCCCGAAGAGCAAGAAAGACCCGAAGAGGACGAGGATGTGCCATTCTGATGAGCATACACAAAGAGCAGTTCAAAAGAGCGATCGCATTGCTACAGAAACATCCTGACTCCGTCGCCTGCATTGCTTTCGGTCGGATAGCAGGGTGGAACTATGCGTTTGAAAAAACACCTCTAATAGTCACCGAAATATGGAACGCAAATCTGCCGAAAAAAATCCATGTAGGCAACGATGCGTTTATTGACAAAGGGGAAACTCCTGAGTGGTTGACAAGGTCAGAAAAACTGGAAATCCAAGACTACGAAGGTGTTCCTAAAGACCCTCACCATAAACGATTCGAGCCTTACTATGAATGGTCATTCCCTCGCCCAATACAGAGCCCTAGGTTCTTGCTAGAGTGTGATAGAAAGAGTGAAATACTTCGGAAACAACAGGAAGAACGCAAATCTAGGAATATGCCTATGGAACGCTACTGGGGTGACTAACCAACCAACAAACCAACCAAATAACCAAATGAAAAAACAAGTACATATAAATTCAAAACTAAGTTTTTGGGAGCTCAAAGAAGGGTTACCAAAGATGCAAAAATACATCTACGATACAATCGCTAGATGCTACGACCCACTAACAGACAGAGGTGTCAAGGAGATTACAAGGTGTGACGATATGAATAGCGTTCGACCAAGAATCACAGAGCTTATCAAAATGGGTTTAGTGAAAGAAGTCGGTTCAACTATTTGTCAAGTGACAGGCAAACGAGTTCGCTTAGTCACATCCCCTGAATCAGCTAATTACTGGAAGATAGAATTGGAGGCAATCAAATGCTAATGAACCCGAACATCCCTTACCCACCTAAATCAGTTGTCTACTTCATCGTAGAAGATGCAATTAGAAAAGGTGTAGTGCAGTCTGTTTATTGCAAGCTTACCAACCAAGGAGAAGAGCAATGTTGGAACATTCTAGAATACCTTACAGAAGCCGAGCCAGTAAACTGGTCAGTTCACTCTTCAGATGACATCGCTTCAACTGCAGAATCCATTATTCTTAGAGCGGACAGCACAATCCCACCTTATAAAATCGCTAACAAGATTGCAGAATCTAAAGCAGTAGCGGAGGACATATTCGAATGAGTTGGATAAAGATTGAAACAAACTTGCCGAGTAAAACAGAGGTGTATGCACTTAGTCACTATTTGCAACGCTCTAGAGCCGAGTGTTTGGGCTTTCTAGTACGCTTTTGGACATGGGCTGACAAGAACACGGCAGACGGAACCCTGCTCGCTTCTAGGGAGGTTATCGATGACATCACAACGGAAGGGTTCGCATCTGCTATGGTAGACATTGGATGGTTGGATTTTACCGACGATGGAAGGCTCTCGCATCTACCAAACTTTGATCGGCATAATGGATCCTCTGCAAAGAAGCGAGCAACAACAGCAGACAGGGTCAGAAGGCATCGAAACGCAAAGAGCGTTGCAACCAGTAACGAACCAAGCGTTTCTAGAGAAGAGAAGAGAAGAGAAAAGAAGAAAGAAAAGAAAGGAGGTTGGTGATGGATGGTTTAGATTTTTCTAAAATCAATTTTCTTAGTGATGAAGAAATTGAAGCAAGGAAAGCAGAGGAACTGGCAGAGCTCAAAGAAAGCAGAGCAATTGCCTTCGACAAGTTGATACCAAAAGGATTCACAGATACCGACATCAAACGATTCCCAAAGGCATCGGTAATAGAGGCGAAAGCATGGTCAACGACACCAACTACTTGCAAGCTCAACATACTGATCTATGGAGCCTCAGGGGTCGGTAAAACAAGGCTCTCATGGCTCATACTCAGGCGTCGCTACATTGAGTTCAAGCAGGCATCAAAAGCAATCGGTGCAGAAAGCTTTACAAGAAGGATGCTAAACGAAAAACATCTAATGGAAGAAATGTGCAGGGTGCCTCTTTTGTTATTAGATGATATAGGAAAAGAAAGGGCTACACCAACAGCAGAAGCCTGCTTATTTGAGCTCGTTAGGGAAAGGATGGACAACTGCAAACCAACCATCTATACAACCAACTACACCAATGATGAGTTCGCTAAAAGATTCAATCATGCACAAACAGGAAGTGCAGTTACTAGGAGACTGAGCGAGAGTTGCAAGCTGATACCAATGTGATCACAGCAATGGAGCAGGCAAGGACACTGATCCGTTCACATGAGCGTTTCATTCCTTGTCTGCCTCCACGCTCCACGCACCAGTCAGGTAGCACAATCTTAAAAACAAAAGAAGGCAGATACTTCGTTGGGAAAAACAAGAAAGGCAAACAAGTTGCAAACGAACTATACATCATAGCAATGCAGGGCAGACCGAGTGAACCATTCACAGGAGCAGTATCCCTTACAATTGCTTTCTGTTTCCCATATAGAAAATCAGAAACCAAACTTAACAAATCAAAGCAACATCTACCGCATACTAACAGACCCGACTGCGATAACCTTGCCAAAGCATTACTTGATGCAATGCAGAAAGCGAACTGGTTCAAAGACGATGCAATAGTGAATGAACTAAGGATTACAAAATCCTACAATCAGAGACAGGGTCTTTTCCTCTGTTTAAGAGAGTTCCAGTATGAATAAATAAAACTCCGTCCTGTGTTCCTCTGTTTAAGAGAGTCATCAGTAAATAAGAGAGTCCTAGAGAGACATTCCTACGCTTCCCGAGTATCTAAGAGAGTTCTAGAGAGGGGTGAACATGAAAAAAAGGAATCCATTTCAATGATTATCCTAGGTCATGAGTTGCCGTCACCGACTCT